TATTTTGTATATTTTTCCGTACATTTTTCTTTGTCCTTATAGTACTGCATAAGGAGCTTTCTTATAAATGCAGATTTAGATATATACTCTGCATCTGCATCTGATTGAATTTTATTATACAATTCATCAGTTATTTGTAAACTAATTATCTGTTTTTTCATAATTTTCTCCTAATGCTAAATTATAACCTATCTAATTTAGCATATTAATTTATAATTTTTATTAAATTTTTTAATTTTTGTTAAAGAATATGTCATCGTTATCATTTAGGTCAGATGCTTTAACATAACCACGATTTGTTGTGTATATCTCATGGTCTGCCGTACAGTTGAGTTCGTACAATTCCCCATTATTATCAAATTCTAAATGTAATAATTTATCTTCATTTGGAATTTTAAAATAATTAATTATGCTATTATATACTATAGAATCATTATTCGTATCATACGATTTTACTGAACATTTAAGATTGCTTGCTACAATATCGCCTATTTTAATGTCGCCTAAATCTGTTGAGATAAGTGTATCATAGTCAAAACATTTATGTACTTCGTCGCATATAACAAAATCAAATTTATTAGGTCCTTTGAGAATAGCCTTAACTAAATCCTCGTTTCTTAATGATTCGACGTTTGTAATTACGTAGAATTCATCAATAGGATTCATTAAATCTGCAATTCTTTCTTTTACAGAACCAATTGTATATTTACCATTCTTTGAAATTCTTTCACCGAGTACCTTAACGCTTAAATCACTTGTTTTCATGATTTCATTGCGCCAATTCATTTTGAGGGTGTTTATACCACAGATTACAAGGCAGTGTTCAAGTCCTTCACGTTCTTTTAATTCTTGTGCAAGATATGTCAAGCTTAAAGTCTTACCTAACCCTGGAGCATCTAACAGTAAAAATTTATCATGATTTAATCCGAATTGAATTGCTTCTTCTTGGTGTTTAAATGGTTTTACTTTATAGTCACCTAATTTATACACCTGTGTTGATGGTTCGTCATCTTTTAATAACGACAAAGTTATATCATCTATGGAATTTAACATTTCCAATAATTTTGAGAGATTGGTTACTGGAATTTCCCATGTATAAGTTTTTTTGTCATATGTATAATTTGGTAATGTCTTTATACGTTCTACAATCAGTGGATTATAATCAAATTTCACAAATAATGATGACATACCAGGCATTTTTATGCATTTGTCTTCTTTAATTGTTATCATTTTTAAATAAAAAACCTCTTGCTTTGTTCAAAGCTTTAATCCCACCAATTTCAAATATAGCTTCAGCCGTATTATCAGTAAATTTACTGAAAGCTGTTATCTGGTCGAATCCTTCTAAATTATTATATTGGTTCAATATTAGTTGATTTACTTCAAGTAATTCAACTATTTTCTTCTGTTTCTTTCTTGTTAGAATTATCAATGTTATCCCCTATTCCTAAAAGCAATAAATGTAACAATTATAGCAACAAGTGATAACGCAATATTTATAAACATTGGTAAAAATACTATCCACCAACTCCACTCCACAGTATGTGAAATCTTCAATGCTAAAAATATGACGGTTAACGTTGGAGCTATTTCTGAACCCCTCCACCTAATCCTCATTTAAGAAAATGGACTCCTTCTTTAACTTTGTTACATAATCGCTATCAAAATTAAATTTTGTTTCTGATTTTGTGTTAAATTGCATTTTTAAATTTACTGAAAATGGGACATTACAGTAGTCACACACATAACTCTCTCTTCCATTTTGTGATGGCCCAACTACGCTTAAAATTTTATGTGTTGTAGCATCTCTTTCGATATGTACTGGTCTTCCGAATACGGCATCCGGTATGAAAATTTCTACTGGTAAATATTCAGCTCCACATGTTGGGCATTTTATAGTTTCAAATTTTTCTTCGCTCATGATTTGTTAATCCTTTAATTAAAATATAAAAAGTGTGTAGTAATATATCATTAATCTACACACTTATTATACATCAATTATATTGAGTTTGCAAGTAATTTTAGATATTTTTTTAATTATTTATTAATATCCATGTCACCGCCGTCAATCCTATCTAACTTGAAGGATGGACCGTTAAACTTGATATAACTCTCAGATGGTACATACCAACCTGTTTTATTCCAATTATATTCTGGGTCTGCCCCTTCGACAGATTTTATTAAAATTGGTAAAAAATATAAATCGTCGGATTCAATTGGTGGCGTGTCTGTTATTACTAGACCTGTGTATGTATAAGACTCAATTGGGGGCTCATTTACAACAGAAGATTCATCGTTACCCAGCAACTCCTTCCAATTACCGCCCATATCTTTTGTTTTAATATAGGCATATAATACAGAACCACCCTCTATTGCAGGTAATGGATTTCCTTCTTCATCCACTGGATGGTCGAAGGAATCTATAATATCATCCAATGTCTCAACGTTAAAATAATATCCGTGAATATTAAATCTGAACGGAGATGTATTATGGAAATCGTCTTTTACTGTAATAACAAATCCATCTTCATCAATTAATCTGTTTACAATACTTGTGAGGAAATCTTCTGACGTATGTCTGGAATAAATATCCCCACTTACTTTCATATTTCTATGAACGGTTGGGAAAACCCTAATTTGTGTACTTTTAATGTTCATCATTATTCCTCACTATCACTTATATTTTTAAACAGCATTGTCCATTGTACAAGGGCTTGTGTGCCAGGCACAATATCCGATAATGAAACTTGTCTCTCATCCAGAACCAACTCTGCAAAATCATTTCCAGATGCACTCTTTATATATAAATGCGTTGTTGCTTCTGGGTGATTATTAACAAGTTCGAAGTTAATCATGTTATAAGATAATACTATTGTAAATCTTGTTACCCAAGAACTTAAAGTTGTATCAAAGTAGTATTCAGGATTTGAAATTGATATTAAATTATAAAGGCAAGACTTTGATGTAAATTTCTCAGTCTCGGCATCAAGCCACTCAAGTCTAACATCCAAAAATGTAGGAGAATCTGCTGATATTGTTCTAGTATCTCCTGTAAGTAATTTACAGAGATATTTAAACATTGCATTTAATCCCTTGTTATGTCCTTTATGTCTTACTTCTTTACCATGAATCAGATATTTAACTTCTACTAAACCTTGATATCCTATCTGTGTTTGATTCATTTTATTTGCTATCCTCTTACTACTAATCACCAAAATCGACTTCTTCTGATACAATATTTATCTCATTTATTGCAGGCTTACCTTCAAAGTCAGTTTCAACTGGAATTGCTTCAATTGTATTGATTGTGTTAATAAGCTCATTATCAACATCGTAAATATCATATCGCATTGTTTCAGGATTCCAGTGCTGTTCAAGTCTCGGTTCACGCTTTTGCTTCTCAACATCCCAGTATAATGGGTTGATATTCTTTTCATTGAGCACTGTGCTACCCCCAACACTTGAATTGACATCATCGCTGACAAGAATAAGTCTTGCAGATTCTGAATGAAGTGTTATATCGTCAACAGACTGACCAACAAAGAAATAGAAGAATACATTATATCCAAATGGTATAATATACTTTAATATCTCTTTCAATGAAGTCAAATCTTGTACGGTACTCTCTATACCAATAACAACGCAATGGTCTGTAACATTTGAGCCATACAAACGCTTCTGTGCTTGAGTTGGATTAGTCTCAATAACATCGACTTTAATCTCAGTTTCTATTCCAACAGTCTTTAAATATAAATATACAGCTCGTTCAATTGCTATTCTTGAGCCCTTACCCTTTACCAATACAGGGAAACATTCCAATATTGCTCTTAATGCGTCATCTGTAAATCTTTTATTAGTATAAAATCCTAATTTTGTCTGAAGTAACTGCAATATATTTGATTTGCAATCGTGTGAGTTAATTAATCTTTCGACTCCATCGACATCATACTTAATGTTATTAAATATGATGTCGTAAAGTCTACAAAATAATTGAAAATCTCTTGATTCATCTACATATATATTTGGTACTTTATTTTGTAATCTTATTAGAGCCATTATTCTACCCCTTAAGTTTATTTGTTATATAAATCTGTGTATTTCCAGTATCTATTTGACAAATTGTTGCAGGATTTAATATATGATTTGTATTTAAGAACGCAGAGCTCTTTAATGGGTCTTCAATCTTCTCATCATCATTTACAACATAAGTATAATTAAATAATCTATGATAATCAAGTTCCTTTAATTTTTCATATATTAAAATGAATAACTGACTATTTAATTCCTTGTCTGTTGCAAGAGCTTCTGAGTTTGAATATTTAAATATTGGCGGAATAAGTACTGATACTACAGGTTGTTCTTGAGCACTCGCAGGCTGAGATATATAAGTCAACTCAACAGTTACCGTTACAAAGAATTTACTACTTGAACCAACATCCGTGGAATCGTTCAGTTCATCAATTCTTAAATAGTAATTACCTGCTTCTGCCATATTTGCATCTTTTTCTGTCTTCTCATCTTCATTTACACCCATTGGGTATAGTAAATCACCAAGAGTTTTTTCCCAAACAGTCTTATCGGTTACAAACTTCTTTGTATCATAACCACTTGACGGAACTTCATTTATATATTTATAATAGAAATCTCCGTTAAACTTAAGCTGCTCATCTTTTGTCAATCTTGTCGAAGAATTAACCCACTCACTTCCAGTGTGTACGTGTTGTGAATATCCATCGAAGTAAGGTTTTTTACTTGATAAAAATTCAAATCTGTCCATACCCTCAGCATCAGGTTTTGTACATTTATAGAATGATGTGTAATCATCCTGTGTTGAGTCCTTTGTAACTTTTATTATATCATCAAGTAATAATACACCAGAATAATTTTTCAATTCAGTCAGGTTTGCAACAGTAGCTTTAATTGTTGCAGGGTCTGGGTCAACTTTTTCATTATATTTTAAGTATACAGCATTATTTACTATATTCTCAGTTGGAAGTGACTCACCATTCTCAAGAGTTATTACAGTACCTTTTATGATATCATCAAAATAGTACGTATAGGTAACATTGTAACTCTTAATATTTCCCCTATCAAGATATAAGAATAATTTTTCTATGATATTCTCATCTGTTGAATGGGATACCGGCATTATATAATCACCTTTAGGTAATCTAAATGTTACAATTTGGGTCTGTGTCTTTTCTGGTTGTACCCCTTCTTTTCCCCTAAACATTACCTGTGTACTACCATCATCCAATATCTTAACATCGTCTGTCATAGTACCTAATACATAAGCATAGATTTCAATAGGAATTGGATTCTTATTAGTATCATAGTATATTGTTGATACATTTTCCCCGCCAACACTATTTATAAGTTTGGATGTCATTAAGTATGCCACACCACTAACTTCTGGGTGTTCTTCATCCTTCCAAGGCGGTATTGTCGGGTCAATTAATTGTTGTTGTTTTTCTTCTTCAGTTGGAATTATTACACATTGGTTTTCAGTATCATAATAGTAATAATATACCTGTTGACCTTCTCTTATTTCTTGAGGTGTTGCGGATGATACATTCATTCTCAATGTTGTTATAGCTTGCCAATTTGATGTGGATGAGCCTAATGTTATACTTGGCAATGTTGTCCACGCATCATTTACACTCTGTCTATATTTTATGTTGCAATTATATAACGGAGTTGGGGTAAAGCTATCTAAATGAAGTTTAGTTAATCTTACACTTGTTTTTACTGCATTCTCTTCTTTTATATATAGTGAGTAAGCTGTAACTTCATCATACATAACTGGGTATAACCCCTTAGTTATCTCAAATTCGCATCTTGAATAAATATCAAGTGTTGGTTGCAGTTCATCTATTAATTCCCAACATATAATCTCTTCTTTAGATGAACGTGATTTTGATTTTTCTATTGTGTAACTTGGAAGAACTTGTGTGCCTTTACCATAAACATATACTTGATAACAATCTGTCATTATTTCAGACGCAAGTTTATAATACATTACAATATACTCACCATCGAGTAATGTAGTTGGTTGTACATCAGCTCCGCCAGTAATGTCTCTTGTTATATAATACTCTATTTTACATGCTGGTCCAAATGTTGTTTCATCAGATATCGGCTCTATATTAACAATTGTTCCGTCACTAAATATTGAATACTGCATTTCAGATACATCTAAAGCATGACCACTGTCTAATTGCTTCCATTTATTCTCTAATGCAGTTAATCCCTCATCAACAATCTTGGAATAGTCCATAGCTTCTACAGAAAAGTCTTCTGTGAACTCTCTTGTAATTTTTGTACCTGCACCAAGTATGTTCATGTCGGCTTTATTAGAATCGGTGTAAATGAAATACTCACCTGATTTTAATATTCTTTCATATCCAGTATCTTCTGTAAATAGATAGTATCTACCGTCTTTCTTACTAGTATCATTTAACACCCAATAGCAATAATCCGCAGTAGAATCTAATAATACAGAATTTGTTAACATTAATTCTATTTTTCTATTATTAGATAAGGTGTTTGCTGAGCCGACAAGAGTGTTAATAGCATCTCCTAAAGACTGACCTTCAACTGTCTTACTGATGTCAAATGAGTTCTTTCCAATACAAGCCCAATATCCCTTCTTTTCAATGTAATACATTGTCCCATCAGTTCTATTGGTTAAACCGAATTTAACGCAAATTAAACTGGTTGTCTTTGAAACATCTGAAGCTTCCATTGCAAATGATGGATGGATAATAGCCCCCTCACCATAAATATCACAAATAAATCCACTATTTACATCGTCGTCACTCGCTCTGTAAAATGCAACATATTCATTATTATGAAGCATATAAGAGCTGTCTGCGTCTACTTTATTATGGATACTATATTCGTATCTCATATCTTTTGAATAGTCTGCTTCAGCAATGAGATTTGGAGCATACATCTGAATTGTTTCATTATCTCTGATTGTATATTCCCAAGATTTTTCTTTACTGAATTCGATATTTACATTTGTATCAAATCTACCAATATTCTTTTCCCATAATTGATATCTTTGATTGATACCGAAATCAAACGTTGTATCTTTAATGAAGAATTGAGTTCTTCCAGCTAATACTGATTTAGCATAAATTTCAATTCTGAATTTATTTCTTACATCATCTGTTATGATTTCACCTTCAGTATTAGTTATAAGTTTATCGATACACGCTTCTTTAATTTTATGGTCTTCGGAATCTAAATATACAACATATGTTGAATAATCTAATCTATCTAATGCAACTGCCTTAATTCTTGAGTCAGCATTTAAAATTAAATTATAAATTGTTTCGTATGGAATTTCAGCACCGAATTCAATTTCAGAAGAATTTAAATTGTTGTACAGTGCAATTCTTATGTTCTTACTGATTTCATCAGCTTGTGCTTCAGTTAACGCATATTGTGGAATAATAGTACAATTTATTGGGTATTTATCCTTGATGAAGCATATTTTATTTTCAAGTATTTCAGAAACATTGTGCTGAATAAGTTTATTCTCATCTAACTCTGCTTCTACAACGGCAGTAGTAATTTCATCCGCATCTAAAACAAATGATGTGTTATAGGCATCTACATCGTCATTTATTACCCCAGTAGCTGATAACAAATATAATTTTAAATCAAATGCTTCAAGTGCAGGTTTATCAACAGCATCACATGCTAAATATGTTGATTCACCATTAACAACAAAAACTCTATAACTTGCATTGGCATCATCTATATCGAAATAATTGCTATTTACATCTGGTGTTATATAACCTTCGTATGTAACCTTTGAACCATCTTCCGTTTTCTTTTCCCAGAAATTCTCACCATCAAAGTACCCATAAATTCCGTGCTTATCTGTAAGCTCAACTTCATTCATTAATTGGTTTATTGAGCCTAATTGGGTCATTATATCATAGCTTGATTGTGGGTCAGTTGTTCTATCGCAAACCAATGCATTAGAAACATATTCAGAACTGCTTATAGCGTTCATATAGTCTCTAAGTGTTACAAGAGTTTTGAATGTCCCAACAGTTTTCTTATAACCTTTGTATGCTTCGTCTATTGTTTCTGGGTCTAATCCGCCAATACCAGCATAATAATTTTTAACCCCTACTGTCTCTGTTGTTAATTGTATCGTCTCTCCCGGACTTAACGGATTATCAACCTCTAAATCACTATAGAACTGAGTGAGCGAATAAGCAGATGTATTACCATCAGCACCGCTTGTTTTAATATATGTTATATTAATACCGTCTTGGAATAATTCTTCTGCATTTTCTGGGAACTCTAAATAGCAAGTCTTTAAATCTTGCGATACCCCAAATTTATAGAAGCAGTTAGATGATGATAATTCTTCGTATAATAAGTTATCTTTCTTCTTCCAACTTAAATAGTTTACGCTGTCTCCAGCATTTTTTATAAAAATACCATTTTCAGCAACTCTCTGGTCTGTGAAATAGAGTCTATTATTAGAGTCAAGATTTGATGTTGTAATTAATGTTTCACCATTAGTATCATATTCAACTACAATTCCTTGAACAGCATTAAATGTTTGGATTGTACCATCTGTCTTTAATGTTTTTTCCTCTGTTATTGTATATACTACTTCACTGTCTTGGTCACAAATCATTGTGAATCTAGGAATTTTATAAGATACAATATTTCTTTCTGAATCTACTATTGTATCCCCAGTATATTTCATTGCTATTGTTGTTTCAGCACCTCTATACCAATGCATATAGTACCCAAGTTGCTCAAACAGTTGTCTAGCATTAGATTCTTGAGTAACAGAAAGTGGGAAACATTCTAATACATTTTTGTCTATATTATAATTACATTTGTCAGCAATTAATGCATTAAGCTTTAATAAAATAACACCAGGGTCAGACTCATTAGATGCACTTGGGTCCCATTTTGATGTTAATTTTTTTACTAAATCTAACAGTGCAGGATAAATTACTTGAAAATCCTTCTCAGTATAAGATGAATTGGATATTAAGTTTTCGTTACTTGTTATAGCCATTTAGTTTATCACTTTCTCTAAATTTCGTCGTTAGTTAATTTTATATTAAATAAATCTATTTGATAATCAATTAAATTTACAGCTTGAACGGTAACAATTATATCTGTCTTTGTAGCTGTTAAATGTATGTCATTTCTAGACACTCTGATTTGAGGCATAAATGTTATTATATCTGTATAGATTTCATCGATGACCAAATCTTGTATAATTGGACTATTCTGTTCAAATAAAATCTTTTTTAATATTGTCCCATAATAAGGGTCTCCAAACAAAGCAGTTCTATCCGATTTAAGCATTAGCAATAAATTCTGTGCTGTTGCTTCATGGTCAGATACTAAATATGTCTTTGTGCCAGACACCATACTAGGAAATGCAATTGATGTTATCATTACTATTGTCCCTCTTCTAATTTAGCGATTCTATCTTCCAAAATTTTAAGTTTAAATTGAATATTCTCTTTTATGCCTTTCAATTGTTGCAACTCTGTAGGCCCTACTTCACCTATATATGTGCATTCTGGTAAGAATGCATCTACAGATGAATTAATAGAGTTGCACACTAATTCTGGATTAGAATCAGTCTTAGATTCTCTAAATAACTGTCCTAAAATTACTGGACTATTTATCTTATTATCCTCAAATGCTAAAAATACAATATCACCAATTTGATAGTTCATGTCATTATTAGGCATACAGCAAACAGTTGCTGTATATAAATCATCCGTCTTTGTAGCATTTGGGGAATCGGCAGAACGATTATAATATGGCATCCTTACCTTAAATTCATAGTTATTTACTTTTTGTTCAATAATTGCTTTTGTAATCATATTAGTACTCGTTATATATGGATTTACAATGATATATAAATGTTACTTTCCATAGTATGTTGTATCCCAGTTAGCATTTGTTGTCGTAGATTCCTTTTCTACATCTGCAGCCGTTTTTACATTTGTAGATGTTGTCTTTGAAACAGCTGTCTGCGAATAAGACTGAGTTTCATCATCATCCCCAGAAATTCTAGTTAGATTTAAAACTGTACGATATCCACTCGTATTTATGGTATCTTCTTGTTTTGTTATTATGTATAACCCAGAAGATACGTGTTTCTGACCATAGAAATAGGAATTTATTCGAACATAATTCATTAATATTGCCGGTCTTAGCAACCCCTTAATTGTTAATGTAGCTGTAATTGGGAATTGGGTCATTTTTGTCCACCAAGTTTTATTTATCTCTGTTACCCTCTTGTTGTAAGCGGAGATGGCACCAGTGGCATCTACATAATCAGAACGAACATTTCCGTTGTTATCGATAGAATAAACATACTTGTTCATCTCAATTTTGTCTGCATAATTATATAAAATAGCCCATGAATTATCTGTATTAATATCAAATCCAGTTACAAGAGTATTCGTGGGATATCCTATATCTACTTCATATATATTATCAGATACGATACTTCGTGTTGATGTTCCGACTTTAATTATTTTAAAATATAACCCATCCAAATCATCCATAATTACCAAATGATAAGTTGAATCTTTTATGACACTATTATCATTATTAGTATTTGCTGACATGCTTGCGACAACGTAGTTGAGATATTTTAGCGTATCCATATTCTGAGCCTCAATCTCAATTGCTCTATCATCCCAAGGGATTAATTTATTAGCCTTAACAAACTCATCATCCGCCATTGCAGGGAATATATCTTTTAAACCATACTTTGAATTGTTTAACAATTCGTCAATTATTTGGCTGCCAGATTTACCCTTTACAGGGTCAAATGGGAATGTTTGTGCGGCTGCCGATAAAGCCTTACTTGTACAACTTAATGTGTAATTTATCGATGAACTTGCAAAATCAACCTTGGATGTTACTTTCGTAACTATTGCTTGTTCCTCTTTGTAGGCACCTGCTGTAAATGTATTCCAATCACCATAACTAATTGTAATCTCTCTTGTCCCAGATATTGTGCTGAACACCCTATCTAATAGATTTGGGTCTTTGCCAGGAACTATCTGATAAGTCATTTCTAATGTATATTGATTCAATACACCATTAGTTTTATTAATTGTTATCGACTTCATATAATTCGGATATGTAACACGCATAGTCGAATTTGCACGTTCTAACGTACCATCTTTCGTGTATGAACCAAATGTGTAGTCACCAATTTTTACAATTATATATGGAGCTTCTACTAAATTACTAGTAGAGAGTAAATCCATTCCACGTGTATCATTATAGGTATTTGCAAGAACTGTTGTTTGTTGCTGTATAACTTTATTATTATACTCTACAAGACCTGGGTCAGCACTTGATACCGCATCAACGCTGCTTGATGTAGAACTTGTATATGGGTCAACCAATTTAACATTGGATGTTAATGGTATGTCAGGATGATATAAAAACCCTTTAAAAGTATAGTAGTTCCCATATCCGTATCCAGGTGCGTATACGTGTCTGCATCTCCAGCACCAAGGTTCCTTACTCTCAGTCCATTGAGATTCAGCCATCCAAATACTTCCGTCAGATTCAACTTTTTCAACGACAGCAACGTGGCCGGGTCCGTGATTAGTTGGGTCGGAATTATTCTTCCAAAATACCATTATTGCGCCAACAAATGGAGTCGAGCCTCTACTCCACCCCCACTTTGATGGTACATTATCCCACCAAACCCATGCGTTTCCAGGACCTGGGTAATTCCACTTCCAAGAACCGTGTATTTCATTAGCTCTTCCTAATGCGTAATTTACACAATTGTACAATGCCGTACAGCCATATTTTGACTTAGGTTTTCTGCAATCAGCTTGAGCAGCTTGGAAATACCCATTATCTTTTGTGGATGTGTAAAACTGCCAACCAGTTGAATCTTTTTTTGGTTCAGCTCCCTCAAGTCTAGGTCGGAAACTCAATGTAGTATTGGATGTCTTTGTTTGCGGATTAGCCGCTCTATATGCACTATGTGTATCTATTACTTGTGCCATTTAAAACGCTTTCACTTATATGTTAAATTGAATAACGGATAATGTTGGTATTTTTAAATACATACCAACTGTTAAATCATCAAATGGGTCTTGTATCCTGTTAAAATCGGCTAAAACCCAATAGTATGTAGGATTATTATAATACTTTAAAGCCAATGTATCAAGTGTGTCACCACGTTGAACTTTATGAATTGAGAATACAGTGTCATCTCTCAATTGAGCAGTTGTGCCATACACATATTTATTATCTAAAGTATTGTAAAATGTAGGAAAACGTGTGTATCTACTTATTCTATCATAAGATTTATAAGATTTATTCTTTAATACGTCCATTAGTTACTCGCTTCCTTAATCTTTGTATAAATATTTCTCTCCAATGTTGTGGAAAGTCCTCTGAAGCTACCATCTTTAATAACCATTTCGGCATCATATGGGTCAACTTCTGCAATATTAAATGATACATCTACATTTGAATATCTATGCTTTGTCGTATCTTTACTTCCATCTTCATTGATACCTGGAATGATTGGATATTTATAAGTAACACCAACACTGCCTTGTACTACGCCCTTGATGAAAATATCGCTACCCAATCTTACTGCAACCAATGGCGGATTTACCATTTTAGATGCTGCTGCGTATGACGGAAGAGCTGCGGCTTGTATTTCTCTTATGAACACATCCACATAATCTTCCCCCATTTGCAAGTCTGCATTACTTACTTGATAATTGAGTTCCTTCATCATATCTCTATGAAGTTGGAATGCTACTTGAATCTGTCGTGGACCTGAATAACTATAGGAATAAATTGGAGCAGTTCTTGTAAGTATGTTCTGAGATGCATATGTTACTGAAATATTATCTGTAACAGAATCTGCATATTCAGGTACAACTATCAATGTATCGGTATGATATAGATAGACGTAATTAGATATCATTGGATATCTAAAATTTGTCATTGTTTCTGTACTTGCCATCTATTAACTCCCTATTTAACGTATAATTTTTCAGTGTCTTTGTCAATATAGCCATTAAGGTCATAATGCTCAATTTTATTATTATTCGTCATTAAATTAGCAAAATGAACTCTGATATATTCATCCCAAATTCCAAGAGCCATTTGTTTAAATCCCCAAAGACCTTGAGCTTCTTGCACTCTTGTAATATTTTTATCAATTGTTTCAAGAGATGTTATAGCATTCAATGTTAGATATTCAATTAATCTATCACTAAAAGCATAAGTTTGTTTGTCGTTTATTTTAAGTAAACTCAATCTATTGTTTAACAGAAGATGGTTTCTCTCTTCCGCTGAGAAATCTTGGAATAAATCCCAATCGAAATATTTTTTACAATCTTCGTGTTGTGTGTAATCGCCTTCCAAAACTACAATAGATGTTGTTTCTGTTGCAGGCATCTGAATTAATAAATAGAGATTTCTTTCATTATTTACTAATAATTCAGATGTTGAATTTGTTATATCTAAATCCACACTATACTTAAATGGATGCTTAAATTTGCAACTATTGCGTAATTCAATGCTCTTATTTAATTTAGATGTTAAATCGATTGGCGATTTATTTTTATCAAATACTGTTACCAATCTTCCATTACGCATCATTACCGGAGCTAAGAATACTTCGCAATCCGTATCAAGGGCAACCGTGTAAGTTTGATTGAATTTGATTGGGATTTGTGCAATTTTATATTCATTATTTGTATAAGTTTTAAATTTATATGATGGAGTGGATAATTCCTTCTCGTAGCTATAATCTTCGGATGAATCATACTCATACCAATAGCCATCAATATACTTATTTGTTGGGTATGCTTTTGGATTTTTTGACTCTAACGATTCAGCTCCTTGCTTATCTTTGTACACTCCAATCAAATATGTTTTTTGTAGTATTGCAACAAATTTATCTTTAAGTTGTGCTATTTGAATTTGAGTTGTTGAAGTACCCTTAACTACATCTGACACCCAATCATCTGATGATGATTGAATCTGAATATAACAACCATCAAGACTCTCTGGTGGGTCAACTGAAGGATTAAGTAATTTTAATTTTGCATCAGAAGTGATGTATAATTCACTGCTGAATAATACCTGAAACTGACTACTCGGAATTACAATAGTTACCTTATCTCTAGGTCTAATACCTTGTTGCTGAGGATACATTGGATATTTATTCCATTTATGCATACAAGTATATTCATACCAGTACCCATTATCCCAATCACTATTTGGATATTTTAACCTTGATGTTGCTGAAATATTTTCATATGTATCAGGCAAAACATTTGGGCATTTCATTGTGTAAGCATCCGTTAATGTGTAGCTTCCATCGTCATTTAATACTAATGTCGTTTCGTCCACACATAAATATGCACAGCTTGAAGCTCCTCCAACAGTAAATTGGACATAAGTACCTGATAATATAAATGGTTCGTCTATTACTGTTTTTATTGAAGTTTGAAATCCTCCAAGAGTTGTTTTTACACATTTTGTATCGGAGCCATAAATAACGGATGTTTCTATTTCGCTACCACCAAATGTTTTAGTTGTTTTAGAACCAACCATCACAGGCATTCTATATTTATCCCATTCATACACAGTGTAATACTCTGACTGCTGTGTTTCTGATATATTAAGATTGGATACATACCTACCAGAAAAACAATTGTAAAATGGCATTAAATCTACGCCGTATAAATTTCTAATCGCTCTTAAATATGTACCGAGTGTCTCATGGGTTTCTGTATCATAATAACCATATTGAGAAATATGGCGCTCCGTGAATTGTGTATCAAATTCCCCAAATTTATAATACTTAACATTTTTGAATTGAGCTTCTGGTATTACTACTGGCTCCAATTTTACATACCAATAATCACCTATTTTATCATCATCCGGATATTCATCTTCTATATCTGAGTAAACAGTAGAATAATAATCCCCTTTTGTATCGATGATATCATTCTCATATACTTCCATATCTCTGGAGGTTGAGTCATAATTCAATATAGCCGTACAATATTTTACAACTTCAGTAGAGTTGTCAAATATTACATATGCACCGTCAAGATACTCTTTTATCTTATTGACTGTCGCTGTACTTGTTAATATTAAACGGTCTTTATTATCATCAAGAACAACCTTACCATTTAAATACTTAACCCCAGATGAAAACCATATTTCAGAATCTATATTAAAATATTCATGCTGTTTTGCAGTTGTAACAACCTCAGCTTTTAAATTATATAAATCCCAATATGTGGAGCTGTCTTGTACAGGGTCGAGAATTCCTGACTCTGTACATTTTATTATATAATCATTGTAAATATATAATTGGTCTTCAAATATATAATCCCACTGTCTTACAATTTTATAAGATGGCAATGGTGTATTGTAAAGTAAATTTTTTATAAATTTTGATTCAATTGTTCGTGTATAAAATTGTTGAAACATTTATAATTTATAACCCCTTATAACCCCACGCTTCTTATATTCATCTCAGAAGTATTTACCGTTTCTGGGCTGAAAATTTTAGATACGACATTTTTAACAACTCTTAATCCATCGCTTACATCATCTACGATATCCACAAAGTAGTTTTCATTGACTCTGTAAACCTTGTTGGTTAAATCATTCTGTGCCTGTGATTCTACAGATGACAATATAACTTTTATAGCTTTTTGCTCTTCGAATAGAGCACTATATAAATCGTTTATGTCTCTAATTGCAACAGACGTACCAGTATATGATAAGTTTGTCTCATTAGCAGATACAGCATTATTGTAGAAATTACTAGAAAGTCCAGTATCACTATAATTACTATATCCTTGTACATATACACTTGATGAGATTCCTTGTACAACACCTGCAGTGCCTGCATAAGATTCACCACGTTGACGAATAAGGCTATCAGGCTCAAGATTCCACATACTCTCATCATACAATGTTTTATTACCAAGACCGAGTAGATTTCTCCAGAAACTTGATGTCTGACCAGTTTTAGCACGTTGCATGATGTCCGAGAATGAATCGGTTGCGGTTCTTATTCCATTAAATAAGGTTTCAACTGTACCGACAAAGTTACTTATCTTTGCCATACCTTGAATTGTATCACCTAAAGCTCCGCCAATTTGTCCTCCGACAACATATGCTATATATGCCTTCTCGTTTTCTACTAAATCTTGACCTAATGTGTATGTTAAATTCTGTATTAAATTCTGTGCTTGGATAGCAGCAGTTGTATTTTCGTTAACCTTATTTAATAAGTATGTGTTTGTTCTCTCGATTGCTTGTCCCCAATTAATGTTACTATTATTAATTGCATTAACGTCAGTTGTAGTAAGATTTGCAATTGAACGGATATCACTGAGACTTAAATCACCGAATACCCCAGCTTTAACTCTCTTTGTTACTTGGTTTGTATCGGTACTAATCTGTGCTAAATAGGTAACAATATTATTTAATAATGAATTTACATTATCCGCATTAACACCATTAACAAGTAAATCAGAATAAGCACCGTTCGATGCCATTGCAAATAATACTCGTAATGGGTCATTCGAATCTAAATTTTCAAATCCGCCAGTAGCTAACTCGTTAATTCCTTCTGCTAACGCCATAACCCCAGTTTCAGACATACCTAATGCATAGAGTGAACCTAACCATTTTTGAACATTGTAGTTAAATGCTACAGAATCTTTAGCTGTCATCTGTGATGATGCATCTACTAACGCACTTGCAACATTATCATACACAGTTGATAAATAACTGGTGTCTTGGAATGTATTATTTAAAAATGTGGTTAAATATGATTCAGCACCAATAGCTGCAACTGACATGTCTGCTTGTTGTAATTTAGTAAGTCTTGTTAAATGCTCATCCAACATGTCAAATGTGGATACCATTCTCTCTGATAACTCAGAAAGTATTGACCTCTGCTCTAAGTTGTAAGCAATACCAGCGTTTACTAATTCCCCCATTTTTTCAATAAGAGATGTTTGACTTACATATCTGTTTGCTCCAAATACGCCTGCAAAACCAGCTGCAATGCTATCGTATGTTTTCTTCTTTGGAAGTCCATCTAATCTAGTATTAACTTTTGCTAAATAAGTTGTCTGTAAGTTTACATATTTGTCTATACCATCATCGATGGCTTTAGATATCTTACCTACAACCTTAACAATACCGGTTAATAGCTTTACAATTATTCCTATTGGATTTTTTGAAACAACCATAGAAATAACGCTTTTTATTTCACTGAATATCTTAAATGCACCAGTAAGTCCCTTAAGTCCACTAAGTGCTCCAGCTAACTCTCCACCATTTCCGCCTAATAACTTACCAACTAATGAGCCATCATCTCCAAACTTGGATTCTGCATCTGCAACTTTGTCATTGAATTTGGCCCTAGCCTCTTTTGCGTCCATACCGCTAGCAATATTTGCATCATACTCTGTTTGAGCTCTGCGTTTTGCGTTCTCTAAATTTGCACCACGCTCTTTTCACAAACTTAATAAATCACCAGCATCTGTATTTTTTGTTATAGCATCCTTGTTAATCTTATTAAGATTTCTCTGTTTCTGTTTTTCGGTGTCAACTTCTCCCTCTAAAGATGCCAATTTCTTTTTTTCTTTCTTAGTAAGTTGTTCACCCCTAATTTCTTTATCGTGAAGTTTCTGAATCTCTTGTTCCTTTATTCTAATTGTATCTTGAACAAGCTCTTCCTTGATTCTAATAGATGCCTTCTTATATTCATTATCCTTAGCAATATTAATTGCATTTTCTTGGGCAGCAATTGCTTTTGCCCTCTTAGTTGCAAATTCAGCCTTTCTACTTTCCATTGCGTTATAATGTTTTAAATAATCAGCATCTCTCTGTTGTCGATACTTTAAATTTTCAGCATCCAGCAACTGCTGTAAATTACTCGCACTAGCATTATCCTTTTTTATCTTTTCGATATGCTTTTCGTGTGCTTTTTCACGTCTTTTGCATGACTTTTCGTAGGCATCATCTTCTGCGTCAAGAGTTTTTTGAAAATCTGTAAGTCTATCCTCATTCATTTTGTCGTACTTAGTTCTCATAAAACTCTCTGACGAGTAAGCAGTTTTTGTTCTAGAATTTCTTTGATTACGCCTTTCTTGAGCTTCTACCAATTTATCGTAATCAATATTATCATTAGCCATTTATTTAATCCCTTAATTTTTTGCTAATTGTTGGTTAATAATGTTTTGTTGGTTCTGTAAGTCTTCTATTATATATTTCATTATGAGGTCTCTCTCTTGCGGTGTCATTTTAGCTGTATCCGCATACGAGATATTCCCCTGTTTTGCAATATAGTATCTTTCTTTAACTATTTCTTTATATCGTTCTGGCCCATATGGCTTACCTTCCGAAGTCAAGGGCGGGTCGAAAAAAGTCTGCAGATGTATGGAGAGTTGTGTTGAAATCTAATCCGCATACATCACAGTGACAAGTTAAATCAGCATTTACACCAATAAGATAATTCATCTTATCAGCACAATTAATAATTATATTTGTATCTGCCATAGGTAATTTTCTGAGCCATTCCTCTATTTTAAGGGGGTTAGGAATTTTACCATCAATGCTTTCAATTAACTGCATTAATAAATAAACAAGAGTTGGGTCTGTACCACGTCCTTTTGTTTTTCTGTTAAATTCTGCAACATCTTGCTTAAGTTCATCAAGCATTCTCGGTGTTTGTGGCTTTAGTCTGATATGGTGACCTGATTTTGGAAGGTCAAATTCTCTATACATTTCATACTCATCTGAATAAGTAAGAACTTCCAACTCATCTAAATTTATCATATCAGTATTTTCACATCCACAATAAATACATGAATTTGTCACAGGATATTCAGCACCGTATGTTACAACCCTAAGTTTATGAAGGAGGAATTGGTAATCACCAATACACATATCATATGCTGAAATGCCTGGATTCTCTACGAGACAATCATCAATAATTTCACACATATTTTTATATGGAGCATCCACAGAAGCAACTCTCTTCATTTCCTCTTCTGTTGTCATACTTCTTATTTTAATGTCTGGATTCACTTCCACATTATAAACTTTGCCTAAACTTGGTAAGGTATAATTTTCACCAATAGTATAATCTTGCATCTTTTACCTCTTAATCTTCTTAATCATATAAATAAAATCTAGTTTATATTTATAGCTTTCTATACATAACGTATATATTAATTTAGCTAAAATACATAACTAGATTTACCAACATTTATAACAAATAAATGTCCATTATACAATTATACATTATGAATCTCTTATTATTTATATCTTTAATCTTCTTTTTATTATCAGCAATCAGTTATCTTTAAAAAATCATTTTGTGAGATTCGTTATCTTGAATCATCCATTAGTTTTCTATATCTTCTTCATCATCTATACTGTCTATATCGAACATTTTTTGTTGCCCATCTATGACAGTATCATCATCTATATCATTGCTATCAGATTTTGCAAATCTTACACCGCTTTGATTTCCAGGTTTAAATTGTGTCTTTGTTTTAGCCCATTTATTACTTGTATCAATTGTATCTTCATCCGACATTAGTTCATCTGAAGCTAATCCATTGATTTCATTATTAAAATCTTGTTGTACTGGCTCAACGTATTCTCTATCAAATATCGCTGGATACATGACATCTGCATATAATTTTTCATAATGCTCCTTCATGTATCTGATATAGTTTGTTATTACAGAAGCCACCTTCATTAACCATGAACGATTACTTAACACCATATTTATATGTTTGCACCCAGCTCCTTTGGTATCATCTGGGTTTGTCTCATCGGATGGTCGTGTTTCCGCAGGCCCAGCATTTGTACCATTGACTGTAGCCCAATATGCTTGCCTATATTGAAAATCTGGGCATGTGCAATGAACTCTTACATCATTGTGATTAAATGCATCTGTTAATGCTCTTAATACTCTACCGAATGTGATATCGTCTTCAGTGGCATCTTTCGGCAACATTCCGGATAATGAATTCAACACACCATTAAAACTTACTGTAACGAGATAAAGTGATGTCTCGCCATGAACTCTAACATTCACGGATAACTCATCTTCTTTGAATAATTTGTTTGTATTGATTTTATTATACTCAGAAACAGAATTTGATATATTGGATTTTAATCTTCTTTGAAATCTGTTTTTACCGTTTTGCCTATTAGATATGTCGTAAGAGTCACTGTTTTTAGATTTACTAAGTAAATCATTTCTTGAATCTTCAAACAGTCTATCCAATTATGTCACCTCTAAATTAATTATCTAATCTATTAATTAATTGTCCTTCAGACAAACCCTCTAATGACAACTCATGAGATTTTGCTTGGTAAGCAGCATCTTTAAGTCTTTGGAGAAGCCCCTCTGAACGTATGTCCTTGAACAGTTGATTTCCTTTTCCTTGTTCGCCCTCAACCGCAATACTGTTATGTCTTATAAGATATAATGTATTTATTGTCTGATTAATTCTATCATAATCATTGCTAGCTACAGCTTCAGCGATTATTGACTTCCATTTATCAACTTCTTTTTGTGTATTATGCTTTGTGGCAGATTTTATTATTTTTGGTTCTTTAACCCATTCATCATCACATAATGAATATATCCCATTTGAGACTATATTAGACCTTACATCTTGGATATACACCTCAACTTCTATGCCACGAATTCTTATGTCAAATTCCTTATTGAATTTTGTTTTCTTTGCATCGTACAGTGCTTGAAGAAGTTCCTCTGAAGCTCCTTGTGTATGGAAATTTGCAATCAAATGAACATCTAAATCAGATGTGTCTGTGTAATTATATGAGCAATTACTACCGACTAATTGTACATCGCAAATATCAACTGGAACTTCAATATATTCCTCAAAATGGCGAACGATTTCTATTAATTTATCCCTAACTTCTGGTAATAATTTATTTGTTTTTGTATCCCAAAGTTTAGGATTTAATGTATCATGTATTTCAAAATTTTCTAAAATGTTCATATTAATCCTTAAATATATTATACAGCTTAATACTTAATTTAGCAATATTTTTAAATGGATTTCTTTGAAAAATAAGCCTGCATCAGCATCTACCAATGCAGGCTTGATTTATTTAATTAGTCAACATCAATGACTGCTTTATCATACGCAATACCAACTTGGATATTGTGTTTACCGCTATCATCTGAGTTGTAGTTAGGCTCTGAAATACTTGTAATCCAGCAACCATAGAGTGTCCAGCTTCTTACCTTCTGTAAGTCAGGTGAATATTCTATTAATTGTGCTGTCTTCTTGTAATCAGTAGCAAGACCAACTTTTTCTGTCTTGACATCATATGACTGACTCTGCCAAGCCATTAAGATTGATTTAGTATCTGCACCTATATAGTCATTAAGTGTTAATGAACCATCTGAGAATTCAGGTGTTCCAGCATATTTGATTGTGCTGTTTCCACGCTTAATTGCTATAGGGCTTTGTGTGAAGTGAGGTATAGATGCTTCTGATACGGACATTCTGAGTACTTCTTGTGCCCAATCATCTGCATTATCTACATCATACGGAAGTGTTAATCCAGCGTCATTTAATGTTGCTGCTGCACCGAACATTATAATGAATTCGAAGTTGTTAGTTCTTTGAATTTCATATAAGTTGGCGTTATCTGCCATATGATAAGTACCTAAACTTGATTGTGTTGCTCCAACACCATCTTTAGCACTAACAAGTGATGCTTTTGTGGTATTTTCACGTAATGTGGAGTCTTTGTCTTGACCTTTTATTCTAATTGACATCTGTTAATCTCCTTAGCTAACTGTTACTTCATCATCTGCAAGTTCTACTGTAATATCGAAGCTTTCAACAGCATAAATTGGATATAATCTAATTGTACACTTAAGTTGTGCTTTCTTTTCAGGTGTTTCTTTTATGAGCTTGTATCCAGATAATCCACCACCGCCAACTAATGATTCGAGTAATGGTGTAACTCTTGCTTTGTAGTTAGCCCAAAGTACATCAGAGTTCTGTTCAAACATACATCTCTTAGCTTCTTTGTAAGCTCTCTTCTTAATATCAGAAATCATATTTCTTGTATTAAGGAATGAAGATGCTGTTAATCCGTCTGGATTGCTTGCTAATGTTCTGTTACCCCAAATAATGTATCCATAAGGTTTAACATTTGTAATTGGGTTGATTGCTATTCCAGTTTCAGGCTGGTATAAATCAGCAACAGTATTTGAAAGTCAAAAATTGCCTGCAAGATATGGCATTGTGATATTTACGACACCACGGGAAGCACCTGCAATTGCAAGCCAATTTCCGTTAGAACGTATTGATTTTGCTAAAGACATCAGATAACAGAATGATGCTGGCATTGCTACAGGTTGATAATCATATTTATTTTGTGCATTAACAAAATCTGAAGCAAATGTTACTCCACACCATGGTGTAAACATTGTTGCGAAACTACCATCTGTTGTTATTCTATAAGTTGAATCTGTATTAGAAACTGACCAATATACTGACTGCTTCTTAGCAGGATTTAATGTTCTATTTGGATTGTTTGTATGGTCAATAAGTGCAACGCAGTCACCACGAGTTGCTGCTACATCAATCATTTTTTCTGCAATTGTTGAACCTACATAAACAGTTACTGATACGTTGATTGTATTACCCATCAATTGAGAGTCAGCATCAATACCATAAGTTGTTCTTAATTCAGCCATTGATACTGGAACATTCTGCTCACCAAGCTCCTCATCTAATGTCCATTCAGGAAGTTCAGGTAATGTTACCCAAACACCATCTTCGACTTTCTTTGCAACGTCACCCCTAATATAAATCTTATTTGGGTTAGCACTTTCTGCTGGTGGGAACTCTTCTGTAATACCAATTACTATTACATTTTTCCAATATGTAAATAACCAAGAATTGGTTACTGTGTCTGGATACTTTGTTGCATCAAATGATTTAACATTTACTGCACCTGTTGTTGAATAGGATTTATGCGGAGCTGCATGATATTCGAATGTTGGATATCCACCAGAAGTTAAATACTTAATTTCAATGAATTCGCCCATGTCTTTAATATCTGTCCATACATCGTACTCAGTAGCACCGCTAAGTACATCGTACATATGAGCCAATGTAATCTCATCTGCGGTTTCATTACATCTCACATAAACTACTGAAAGACCTGCGTTTAGCATTTCTTTTGCATAAATATAGCCAGGGTCCATATCTCCTACAGCAAACATTTTCTTATTTGTAGGGATTGCATCTGTAGCAAATCTCTGTTCTGAATAAGTTTGAGCTGTTTTGAAGGAAGCCGGGATTGCACCAAACCATGTCTCGAATTGAGCTACAGAGTCACACAGAACTGGTGTGTAAGCATCTACATATTCGCTACTTTCAGTGTATAAGGCGTTAACAAAACCAGGAACAAATACAACGTCTTGTCCAGATACGGCTACTCCAGGAGAAGTTATATCTCTTTCCCTAATATTAATATTCGGCATTATTGTCTCCTTAATAAAATTTTATTAATTACAATTACAATTTAATCTTAACTAACATCTATTACTTCGTCAATGAGATAGTTATTTCTAACTCTTGCATCCCATAAATAAGCGTCGTCTAAACTAATAGCTACTGTCAATCTTGTAAATTGACCTGGGACTAACCTTTCTGGTATCCCAGAGTTATCTTCTACGTTTGAAGCTATTCTTATATTTGCATTATGTACAATATGTGCATCGTTGTAAGGAATATCAACTTCAAATGTTGGGTGATTTATTACGTTAAACACAATATCCCTCATATAAGCATCTGCTTCTTCATAATATCGTGTATAAACATCTAATTGATATGGAATATTAATTGGAATACCATTCAACTGCAATGATTTCTCAACTGTTGCATCTTTTGTCATACCATCGTATGTCAGTGGTTTTTTATTTGGATTTAATATTTCATACCCACCTAATCGTCTCAAACAGATTATCGGTAATTTGATTGGCTTATCGTCAGTCTCATCAGCTATTACTTCGAATAATCTTCTTGTTTCTTCAGGTCCGTAAACTTGAATTTTTGTTTTTTGTGACCAACTCTTTAATTTCTTTATTAATTGGTCATCGTATAATTTTGTAGACATCTAAAATCCTCTGCAATACATTTCATACAATACACCAATGTTTTCTTGTACATATTTTATTGAATCTGTAAATATCGGATATCCTTTAACGGATAATGTTCCATAATTTATCAATTTACATACATCACTTATTTTAGCATCCAGCCTATTCAATTTTTCATTTGGATTAATGTAGATTGTGTATGAACCATCTGATAAAAATTCATATATCAGATTGTCAATCCCTCTTACAATTATATATTCACAGTCTATATATTTTTCTTTTATATTGTAGACTTCTCTTATATAATCATCTAATAAAACTGTTTTTCTTAAATCAATTGAACTACCAATATAATTCTTTAAAAATCGAAGTACATATACTATGAATCCAACATCATCACAATTAGATATTTTCAGTTTCATTTATAAAAAATCTTCTTCGTATTCACCAAATCTAAGGTGTTCGTTATACTTAAGGAATTGACCTGTATCTTCTTCTTCACTAATAAGATTGAAATCAGTTTTACTGTAATCATTCATTGAAACTTGGTCTATTGTATCTTCATACTCAGGAACAATTTCACAAGTGATTGAAGCTGGATACACAATACTATTAGTTAATTTTACAACACGGAATAATCTTCCTTTGGCATTATCTATTCCACTTGGGATTATAAATAATGAACCTTGCTGTAAATTTTGTAAATCGTAATCTACATGAATAATGGAACTTGAATCGGATAGTTCCGACACCCAACCCATCTTCTTCAATGATTGTTGAGTTGGGTGTTCGTCAAATATACAACCAATTTTAATAGGCGGTGCATAATTTGAATCTATCTCTGCGTAATTTGTATAACGTTTATTAGGAAGAGGAGAACGGTATAAAACTGTTATTCCTAATAGCCTTACCATTTCACGGAAGTATTGTCTATGTAGTTTTATATTACTGTTTAATAATAAACCGTACTTTTCGTTATCTTCCATTTTTTATGTTCCGTTAATATAAATTAATTTCTTTTAACTGTTCCGTAAAGTCTTGTTGAATTTCCTTCAGCATCCTTCGCTCTATAATTATAGTTTAAGGATTCTGCAATAAATTTAGAACCTTCGATTTTACCAGAAAGTGTGAATGACTTCTTACCTCTGGAAATCTGAGCATTCTCACCAATAAATCTTACTTTACCATCCTTTGTAGCATCGGATGCTTCGAAGATAAATTGGGTAGCCTTCTCTTTACCTGAATTGAATTTGATAATGCCCTCAATTACTAATGTATTTTCTTGTGCAGTTACTTTAGATGTTTTGAAAGATTCTACATTCTCATAAACCTTTTTTAAATAAGATTCACCAAGGTCATCAAAATCATCTTCTTCAAAATCGTCTAACTCATAATCCACATCTTCATCCTCATCAGCTATATCGTCTGCTTCAACATCAATTTCGTCTTCGATTGGCTCTTCTATTTCTACAGGTTCTTCCGCAATTTCTGCATCTTCCTCAGGAGCGGTAATTTCTGCTTCAACTTCATCAGAAACAGGAACTATCATTTCTTCACCAGGAACTTCAGGCTTCTCTTCTTCTGAAACGTGAATAATCTTATCTTCCATTTCAAGGTCTACCTTTTCAAAACCTTCTTCAATCTTTGCTTCTGGAGTTGCTTCTTTTCTATCGGAAATTGTATTTCCCATTTGTCTTTGGGATGCACCGTTCTCGTAACGTTGCTGACCGCCATGTTGCTGTTCAAATTTTCTTACATTTGTATTTAAATCCATTTGGCTGTCACCGGAGATTGTTACGGTGTCACCTGTTTTAGTATCTGTGATTTCTTGCTGATATTTTGTTTCAGCTGCTTCATCTAAAGATTCGCCAAGAATTCCATCAAGAATTCCTCTATAGCATCTCTTTAATTCAGTAGCGGATTTACACTGCATCATCTTTTCTTTGTAATCTGCTAATGCCTTTTCCTTATCGGTTGCATGACTATCATATCTTACGAAATCTTTGAGTGCCTTTAAATAACGCTTAACATCTTTAGCTAATTGTTCTTCATCTGAATATACACCAGTAAGATTGTTTGCGTCTACCTTTTCAACACCATTAGTTGCATCGTCTTCGTCAGCTTCAGATTCATTTAATGACTCTTCAACTTCTTCTACTTCTTCGTCTTCGATGACTTCTTCTTCAGCATCTTCAATAGGAGCTTCTGCTTCTGCAACTACAGCTTCTAATTCAACAACTGTATCAGTAAGTTCTTCAACTTTTTCTTCGATTTCTTCAACCTTATCTTCTAATGATTTCTCTTCTTCGACATCTGCATCAACGATATCAGAAATATCATCGTCAGCTTCGATTTCGTCTTCGATAACTACTTCTTCTTCGTCATCTTCTTCATCGAGCTTCTTGTCTCCGCAAGCTTCGTTAAGTGATTCCTCAACTTCTTCTTTTTCTTCTTCATCCTCTTCGGATTCTTCGTCTGCTGATTCTTCACCTTCGTTGCTAATTTCTTCAACTTTATCTTCAAGCTCAGCAACCTTATCTTCAAGTTCGTCAATCTTTTCTTCAACTTCAGAAGCAACTTCTGAATCGTCTACCTTATCTTCGATTTCAACTTTAATTTCGTTGTCTTCTTTATAAGGTGCTACTTGTCCAATTACTTTGAAACCATCCATAGAATGGCATATTGGGCATTCGAAATCAATATTAACTAAGTCGCCATCGTTATTTTCTTTAACGTCTTCAATGTCCATGAATATTGGTGAATGGCATACTTCACATTCAAGAATTACTTTACCAATATAAGTATCATTGAGTTCTGCAGAAACTTCTGCTTCTGGGTCGACTACATCAACGATGTCGTTGAGTTCATCAAAATCTTTAAAATCTAAAAGGTCTCTTACTCCAACATCGTCAAGGCGGAAATCTTCTTCATTCAGGATTTCCATAGCATGAAATGCTTCTTGTAAATATGTCTTATCCATTATGTTATAATTTCTCCATTAAATGTTTTGCAATATTTTTAGTCTATAGCATAGACTAACTGTGTATTTCTACGTAAATATTCTCTAATTGATTCTAACTCCGCATTACCTTCTTGTAATAAGGTTTCACCATCTTGTGTCCATAATGCGTTTGATTGTGTGTATCTGCTTCTTATTCTTCCGATTGTCACTTTTGCTATAGCCAATGATAATTTCATTAACCAGTCAATCCAATAATCAGAAGTTATCTCTTCCACTGAATCGTATCTGCGAATATACTCAACAGTAACTTTTGTCGGTGGATTGCTTGAAACATTTATATACAATTTGTTAGCTGCTTTATCAAATCTGAATATTAAATCAGTTGATAATGTATTACGTATTTGCAATAACGTATTCCAAGCTGCAAAGTTTAATGCATAATCTTGGAAGTTATACAAATTACCTGTAGCCGATAAAATCTGCCATTGAGATGCATACATCGGGTCAATCATCCCAGAACTTTGTTCATCGGATGCTGTATAACCATTAGTTCTATATATCCTTGACACAGAACTTATTTTTACAGGTAAACCAAATTGGTCTTTCATCTCATTCAAGTCTATACACTTTGAATAAGTAACTGTAGCAAGTTCAGTACTGCATATATATCTTTGCAACTCAATAAGTGCGGCGTTTATGATTTTATCTATTGTAGAATCATCGAGCTCTAAATCGAGTAAATCACCAGTCAATTGCAATTTTATATTATCTCTATATGCAGTGATATCCATGATTTACCTCTTTATTGTTGAATTTATTCTTCAACTTCTTCAGATTCTTCTACCTCTTCAGCTTCTACTTTGGCTTCAACCTTAGCTTCTACTTTCTTAGGCTCTTCTCTCTTAATTTCTACAGGTCTTGCTTTTTCAATCTTAGGAGCTGCAACAACCTTTGCTGTAGGAACATCTCCAATGATACAATTTTCACCAATAAATACGCTTACGTTCTCATTAATGTTTTCAGCTAAATCCTTCATTCTTTGAACGCCTTCAGCACTTCCACCATCAACAAATTTATCATTGAATGTAGGTGTTAATGCTTCACCAGCTAAATTCTTGTAAACAAGCTGTGTGTCTGCTTCTGCAGGTACATTACCCATAGTGCCAAACAGATGTCTTTCACCGTTTACTTTCTTTTCATATACGAGCATTAATTTTCTCCTTAAATAAGTTTTTGCAAAAATTTATTTTTTAAGTTTATATCTATATTAATTTAGCTCAAACCTTAAATAAATTTGGGCTAAAATTATATCCAAATTTATAATGTTTATCTGAAATCCTATATTTTGTTTTTATTTATTGTCTAAAAAAATAGCGTATATCTCTGGGGATGGATTATCCCCAGAGATAAAATGTACAATGTTTAATTGTTTATAAATTAAGCAGTTACTTCACCCTTTACGAGAAGGTCCTTGTTGAGGAGCTTGAGGTCATAGAGAGTGGAGAATCCTTCGCTTGTACCACCGTCAGCATACTGTAAGAGCTGTGTTGGAACGATAGGCATATAAGGAGCGTATACAGCTGCGGAAGACATGAAGTCATCACCATTTACACCAAGAACGAATTCGCCTGCAGCGAGTGCTGGGGATACGAATACCTTGAGTGCGTTGAGTGTACCACAGAAGTAAGGACCATTAACCTGTCCAGCAGGAGCAGCTTTGAAGCTGTCAATGAATGTGAGTACAGGAAGTACGTTAGATGCAATTAACATATAGTTAGGAGCAAATCTCTGAGTTGCATCATAAATCTTCTGACGACCGATTTCTACCATTTCAGCGAAACCTGCATAGTGGTCTCTCTTGGAAACACCGATAGGAAGTGTCTTTGACCAAGTAAGTTCAGTTGCCTTAGCTGCGTTGTCAGCAAGGAGTTTAACAACTTCTGTATCGATTTCATACTGGAGCTGTCCAACAGCCTTTTCAGCAAGCTGGTCACCAAGGTCGAAACCATAGTCAGTCTTAGCCTGGAATGCTGCAATCTGTGAATAGTAGATAGCAATTCTTCTTGCTTTTGCGAGAAGAGGAATGTTAGCCATTCTAGCATTGAGGATTGGGAGGTCATTCTGAGGAATAACTACGTTGTCATATCTGTAAGCAATTCTATCACCTACGTTAACATTACCAACAAGTGTCTTTCCGTCAGCTGCAACATTAGCATAACCTACTGTTCCATCAACGTGAGTAAGTTTAACATCATACTTTGTGCCATCTTCAGCAACAAATGCTTCTTTGATAACTGGTGTCCATGAAAGGATATAAGCACCAGCAGCTACTGCTGTTTCAACTACTGCTTCAGATGTGTAGTTTACATCAGGCTTTCTAAGAGCAAACGGGTCGTTGAATACATCACCCTGTACAGTTTCACCCTTTGTAGTACCTGCTGTGTACTGAACGTATGCAATGCTTCCGCTCATGGATGTCATGGCGTGAGTAATTACGAGTTCAGGAGCAATGAGGTTAGGGAGTGCTACTGTTACGAGATTAAGCAATTATATTACGAATAAATCGTTTCCATTTATTCTCTTTGTATTACTACAAAGTTTAGACTATATCATAAACTATTAAAGAGGTAAACCAATAATAGTTTGAAGGCATTTCAAACTCACTTGAGTCTTACTTTACTCGCTTGTTCTTTAAGAGTTTTCTTCTTAAATATGCTTTCATTAGTCGTTGAACCTTTTCCATTTTATAGGAACTTGGCTGCTGATTGTCCTGTTAACCGTAACTATTTAACAGGAGGTCCCAGCAATTAACCTTCTTTTTTGTCAGTTTTTAATTTTAGTGTATTAGATATATTTATAGAATATTGTTTAACAATTTCATTTGTTTCTTTTGTTAAACCTTTATTCCAAGGTGTTTTACCAATATTCTTGGTTCCACACTTTTGTTTTATATCATCTGATAATGTTCGACCTCTATAATAACCTTCAGGTATTATATCTCCATCTTTCAGTCGAATGTTATCGTCTATTATTCCAGAAGTATACCAATGATAATGAGAGTTTTTAACACTATTAGCTAATGCTAATCTATGCTCTTCACTTTTTTGTATACCGCTTAACGCTTTACTTATACTGCTACTTCTTGTTTTGGAATGATTAATTTCTTTTCTACCTGGCAACATACCTAATTGCCACCCATCATTTAAATAGGTTTCTAAACTTGCTTTAGGTATAAATTCATTTTTTATACCATTATTTACATAAACTTCACAACCAACAACTCCGCCTTTAGCTATATTGTAGCCGATTGTTTTATCTGTTGCTTTATATAAATCTATGTAATAAATTTCAAGTTTATTTAAATCTTCTTTACTATCGGCAGTATCAACTAATTCAATAGTAAAATTTTCTTTACCATATTTTTTAATTGCATGTTTTAAATACTTCCCAGAACCTAAATATGATTCATTAAGAAATATTTCCGATTTCTTCTGACCTATATAAATTTTATTATTTATTTTATTGGTAGTTTTATAAATATAACCATACATAAATATTAATTCCCTTATAATTAAAATTATTTATATGAATGTAGTAATTTGAAAATAAGGGTTTCAAAAAGGCTCATGACTTCCCTGTCCTACATTAATATACTATTAAACTGACTTTTCATAAAATATCACTACTTTACGCTGCCTAAATTTGACAGAATTTCTTGTAAAGTCCCATATCTGCTCTCTGTGTACCAATTGAATTATCAAAGGCCTCATTTAAAAAAGCATTAGTGTTCTTACAATTATCTTACGAATAAACCGTTTCCGTTTATTCTCTCCATATTACTATGGAAGTTGAGACTATATCTTCATCTTATATCGTTTTACCCTTTATAAGATGCTCGGCACTTCGGAAATACTATTTCCTACTCTACTTGCTTCTTTACATAAATATTTCTTTTATGCTATGCGTTTGATAGTCGTTGAACCTTCTCATTTCTGAGCTTGGCTTCTGATTGTCTTAAATTTACCAGATTTAAGAGT